CTTTACAGGATCACTCATCGTAAACCTAAATAACTCGAATCTAGCCGCTCTGCCGTTTCTACGCCAAATAGCTCTATGGTTGTATTCGCCAACCTTGCCAATGCTACGAAAGCGAGTGTCACTCCAAGTCTTAGCGTTCCGACTGCGAGCCATGCCAATTTGAGGATCAGGAGCAGCGGAATTACCAACACCGCTTTCAACGGTTAGTTCTATCTCAGGCACTACAAACGATTCCATGTTGTTTTGGAAAGGCTGAGTCACTATCGAACGTCTAATTTCTGTGCCGTATTCTGTGTAGAAATCAGAATCTAGGTTGCCTATTCTGCCGTCTATTAGATCACCTGCCCATATCTTGTTGTAAGCTCTTACCAAAGCAGTAACGCGATAGCCGCCAAGATCACCTTCAACAACAGACTTTCTTTCATGCCAGCGCTTGGTAATGATATCGTAAACTAATGTGCTGCTAGGCAACGCAAACCCAACAAAGTAAGCGCCTTTCTCGGCGTATCCCCATGAATAGATAGAAGCTACTTGAGCTTCTGTTAAGGCATTCAACTCTTTATCTATAGCAGTAGTAGATATCTTTGCTACATCGTTTCCTTGTAGCGTCCAAATTGCTGGAGATTCGTTTTGACCAGCGCCAATAAATACAAACGTATCTTGCAAAGTTTGAATACTGAAAGGACTGACAATGCCTTTCTGTAAGAATAATCCTGTTCGCTGATATGGGAAGTCAGCGCCGCCAATGTTTTGAAATGCTCCTATTGTCTGCGAACCTCCTATAAATAGCTGGTTCTTAAAAACTACAGGAGCAACAATTTCATCAGGATCTGATTCGGCTGTACCAAAATCCAAAGCGTTATAGCTAAGACCGTCATTCAACGCGCTAACAATAAACTTCTTACTGTCAGTCGTTAAGCAGAAATAGCCGTCAATATAAACAACCAGTTGAGGATTTCCGTTTGCAGTAAAGTCTGAATCTGTGATTTGAGCGAATGTGTCCGCAACGTGGTTGTAAATGTATCCGTTTCCATTAGGAACTAAGACAAGAAGTTGTGTGCCGTTATCAGCCATTGAGACTCTGGTGTCACCAGCTATATCACCAATGAAGGTAAGCGTGAAGTCAGCAGCCATACTGTACAGTCTGTCTGCAATAACAAAGTAAGGCACACCATTCATCTCGTGTGCGCCTCTGTTACCAGTAATGCTGTTGGCGTTTGCTACTTCCTCTAGTCCAGCCGTACCGTATAGCGTCTCTTGATTCAACGCAGGAGCTTGAGCAATATTCGGATAAAAATTTACACACTCCTGAGCCGATATAGGCAAGCTGTCGCTCTCGTAGAATCCGTTCGCTATAGGCAGGACTACTTTAGGCATCTAAGATACTCCGAACAAACAGTCCGTCACGGTTATGTTATTAGTGCTTGAGCCATTAGCCACATAGATTTCTACATAGTCAGAGGCAGTCATTGCTATGTTGTAGAATAAACCTACGTTTCCTGCTGATCCCGAAGAGACTGTTCTGGATATCTTTGCGACAGGAAGTGAAATTCCATTTTTAAAGAACTGAACCGTTAAATCTTGATTAGTCCCGACAACATCTAAAGTAACAGAGGCCGAAAACTGAACAGTGGCTGTGGTTGCGCCTGTGTAAGTCAGTTTTCCTGTATTGTCTGCTGTGAAAGTAGAAACTTCTCCTACAACAAATGTGCCTGCTACCTTTACCGGAGTGTCTATTGTAGCAATAACAGTGGCAGTTGAATTGCCGTGCATCGACACTTGAGCATTTATCTCATCGGCAATAGACGTTATCTGAATGCCGTAAGTATTTACCGCTGAAATACTAATTCCGTTTCCCGCAACAATGCTTGCTATAGTAGGAGACGCTGCTGTTGTGTTTAAAAGGATCGGAAGACCTAAAGCGTTAGCTGTGAAATTGTGGCTTATCTGCGCTCCATTAGATGCAGTGACAGAGGTTACAATTCCAGAGCCATTTTCTAAACTTCTAATTTTATTAACTGTCCCATCAACGTCAAGTACAGGCGTTCCTGTGCCAGAACCAGCGGTAACAATACTGCCAGTAACACCTAGACCAGCAACCAAGTCCTGATAGCTGATTCTATAGTTAGTGTTGTTGACAAAGTAATCCATAAAAGAATTTGCCAGAACCGTGTCCTGAGCTACAAAATCAGACTTTTTGCGTCCATCCGCTCGTTTAACCATTGGTGTTGGTCTCCAAGGCTATAGCGCCAGTTGTCTCTGCAAGGATTGCCGCTTCTTGATCTGGATAGAAATGACCATTCATGCCGAAGTCATTGTCTTCGTTGCCAGAGCCAATAGGAAGCGTACAAGGAAATCTACTTTTGCCCATGCTTTGTCCAAGCATACGCATTGTGTTGAAACCATCACGAGCTGCTTTTGCTAAGCCTGCTGAGACAACTCCGTTGTAATCTGGTGCGACTTCAATCGCCATGTTAGCGATAAGTCCGCGCAGTGCGCCTGTTGGAATGGTGACAGTATCACCAAGATCAGACACAACTGTATAGCCAAGCTGAATACCTTGGGCATCTAGCTCAGCCATGTAATTATTCATTGAGAATATAAAGTCTTGGTACTCGTCA